TTGGAGAAGCTTTGCAGCCAATTGGCGCTCAACTCCAACAGGCTTTCGGCAAGTTTGTCCTTGATATTCTCCCTGCCATCAAGGCAGGTGCAGTAGCTGCGGCTAATGGATTGAATGCATTGTTAGATGTATCCTCCTTCTTGATTGCAAACTTCAAAGAACTTTTGATTGTCGCTGGCGCAGCTGGCGTTGCATTTGCCTTGCAGAACCTTATAGGAATTGCAACGGCTCTCGGTACTGCTTTTGGCAAGGCAACTGTGGCGATGAAGGGCTTTACTGCCGCATCTTTGCTTAATCCTTGGGTTGCCTTAGCAGCAGGCATCACTGCTGCAACAGTTGCATTGGTGAAGCACAGCAGAAAGAATGCAGAGTTCAACAAGTCAGTGATAGCTGGAGAGACGACTAACGAGGAGGCCAACGACAGGCTTCGCGAGATGAATGACAAGGTGCAAGAGCTAGAAGATCGGCTTGGGAAGGAAACTAATAATCGAATGATTCAAGCTTTGACTAGACAGCTAAGAACCGCAAAAATTGCTGCGGGTGATTTAGAGCTGGCAATGAAACTAGCCAGCAGTTATGAGGTTGCAGGGATTAAGTATGACCGGATGACAGGTCGCCCTATCAATGCACCAACTTCATACACTCCTCACGATTACGACGATCCAACACCAGATCCAACTGGAGATGCAGATAAAGACATCAGCTTCGAGATGGCGCAAGCACGCATTAATGCAATGCGTGAAGTCGTCACTCTTGCTGATGTTGAGGCGAAGCTTGCCAACGACCTCCTGCAAATAAGTCTTGATGACTTAAAGGCGAATGAAGAGCTAGTCGCAAAAGCTCAAGCGCATAACGACGCTGAGAACGCTCGTATTCAGATTGAAAAGCAACTGCAAGATCTCCAGACATCACTTCAAGAACAGCTTGACAAAGCCCTTTTGGCCACAGGCGAAATCACGCAGGAAGAATTCAACCAAAACGAATTGGCAAGGCGTCGCATAGAGCTTGAAGCGCAATTTTTGCCATTACTGCTTGACGGCAAGAAAACTAGAGAAGAGATTCTTGAAATTATTGAGAAAATTCTCAAGGGAGAAGCAGAGGGTCAAAAAAAGACAAAAAGCTTTGTTGACGGCCTTAAAGAACTCATCAAAGAATCCACCAACCTTAACGACATACTCGCTGATTACGGCGTGCAAGCAATTGATAAATTTGCAGACGCTTTTGCGGATTTTGTTGCTACCGGCAAGCTCAAGTTCAAAGAATTTGCTGCTTCAGTGCTTAGTGATTTGTCCCGCATTTTCATTAGAGCTGCTTTCTTCAATGCATTAACAGCAGCTTTCCCTTCCCTCAAGCCAAGCGCCAACGGCAATGCATTTGCAGGCAGCGGAGTAGTGCCTTATGCCAAGGGTGGAATCGTGAGCAAGCCGACGATGTTCCAGTACGCAGATGGAGCATCTGGCAGCTTCGGTTTGATGGGTGAGGCTGGAGCGGAAGCGATCATGCCGCTGAAGCGCGGACCAAGTGGTCGACTCGGCGTTGAGGTTACCAACCAAGGCAGCGCACGCGATGCAATGAATCGCTACTCACGTCGCAGTTCTGGCGCAGCAAGTGCCGGAATGGCTTCTGAGGATGAAGCAATTGCAGCAGTGCAAGGATCTTCTGCACCAATTGACGTTCGCTTCAACGTGGAGCGCATCAATAATGTTGACTACGTCACTGCTGATCAGTTCCAAGCTGGCTTGCAACGGGCTGCGCAGCAGGGTGCTGCTGAGGGTGAACGCAGAGCTATGGGTTCACTTCGTAACTCAGCTGCTACTCGCCGGAGGATTGGGATCTAATGGAATTTGTCTACGGCCACCTGCTTGAAGTTGGTCCTACTGGTCAGGTGAATCAGTATCTGTTTCAAAATTACGCAATCGGGCAAAACGTAGGTGAGCACTCATTTTTGCCGTTTGCTTTTGGCGGGGCGATGGCAACGCTTCAGGGTGACAACCTTGATGCAACATTGCAGTTTGGCAACACGGAGATCGCTCGCAACTTTGTCGTGGAGGCTTTGGACAACAATTATGTCGCCAAGGTGTCAACGGTGCTTTGGAACTCAAGCACTTATGCCGTTGAACGGACGCTTTACGAGTATTTTGGTGCCTGCTCTGCTGGCGGCTGGAATGAAATAAGTATCCAAATTAAGTTGAACTCAGTGCTGGATTCAGTTCAGGCCAACGTTCCAGGTCGACGGCTGCACCGCCACCAAGTAGGCAATATTCCATTTACTGCTCAAGTCCGTGTGTAGCAACCTCATTGGTCGGAAATACAGTTATGGGAAAGATGACTGCATACATCTTGTTCTCGATGCTTTAGACCAGCTAAAAATCAGCAACCCAGGCGTGCAAGCTGCCTGGTATGACATGTCTCCAAGGCAGGTATTGGTTGAGTTGAATCGTTACTGTGACCGCGTTGAACACCCCAGTTATGATGGGGACATCGCATTGCTGGACGTTAGGCCAATGGCCTTCGGAGTGGTATGGCAGAACGGCGTCCTTTACATCAACAGTTTCCTTTCCGCAGTGGACTGGAAGCCGGTGGAGCGCCTTTCAATCCGCCGCTTTTACCGTACGAAAAATCGCTGATCCAAGCGATTGGCTGCAGTGAGGAAGAATATCGAGAGCTTGTTCGTCACGCAATGCTGCGGCAGCGTGTGCGACCTGCTGAGTATGCAAATGTTCCCGATATACACAATGGCCCTGTTCCACCATTTGTAGTTCAGCTTGCGATCGGCTTGGTCTTGGCTGGGGTCAGCATGTTGCTGGCACCAAAAGTGCCGTCGCTTGAGTCAGGCAAGATTAAAAGCAAAAAACTTGCCGATCAGATTGGCCCGACTCGATTCAACCAAGCGACAAACTTCGACAACGTATCAAGCCTTGCTGAGCTGAGTCAGCCGATTCCTATCCCGTTCGGCAAGCGTGGCGAGGGTGCTGATGGTCTTCCAACAGGTGGCATTATTCTTGCGCCTGCTCTGGTCTGGTCACGCCTTTACGCCTACGGCGCATATCAGGCGTATGAAGGTGTTTACGTTGCTGGTGAGTTTGGTGTTGACGAGCCAGACCTTGGGGGCATTTTGCTTGGAACGGCTGGCCTGAATGCTTTGTCAGACAATGAGTTTGCGTTTTATTGGTCGTCAGTCGAAGGCAACAACCGACCGGCAACGTTGCTTTACGGGACTCAAGGTCCTGGGGCCACTGGAACGGTAGGCCGAGAAGTTTTTACAGCGCCAACAGTAGATGGTCAGTTCAGTGACGGATTCTCGATGGCTTATACGCCCAGCGGGGATACAACTTTCGGCACCAGTTCACCGATCCATAACGGCACTGCATATCGTTTTAACTGGGAAATCATAAGCGCACCATTTGCATCCACTGAAGGGGGCGATAACAGAAGAGCACGCGAAGAGATTCAGGCAAAGCGCCGAAAGATTGCAGGCAGATTGGCAGACGTATTGCATGACGCTGGGCCAGAAGCAGGTCAGCCAGGCGTAGGCAGGGCGTATTCACGCCACATGGGGTTTGTCAAATTCAACAACACAGAATACGAACATAGAACGGTTGTCACAGTTGCTGTTGGCAATACCGCCGAATTTGAGATTGATCATCGCAATGAAGTATGGAAAAAGTTGAGCGATGATGATTTTGAGGACACTGAAGTTAACTTAGATGATTTAGTTAATTCAGCAAAATCTTGGAGGGAAAGAGCCTCAGATCTTCTGATGGTGGGGACGACATGGATCATTGGCGCGTCAAGTTGGATCGTAAAGCATCGAAGAAAAGTAATGTCATCTAATAACAAAAAAGTTGAGCAAGAATTTATTACATTTGAATGTGTTGAAATTCACGGCGTTGCCGAAATCGGCATTCCTGGGCGGGACACAGTCGAAGAGCCCCTGGGCGGCTATGAGGGCGATACTTTCAATGCAAATAAGCACTGCGGCGCTGCTTTCTATAACGTTTGCAGGCAAAGCATTGCGACCATCCGGCCTGTTCGTAGAGACAGCGAGGTGATTGAGTTTGGCATTAGAAGCCAAGTCTGGAACCGCGCCTCTGGTCTGTGTAATTTCAACGCGCTGCCTTCGCCTACCAGGTTGTTTGAGCTTGATGAGGATGATGTTCAGCTGTCCACGCCTCGCATGGACAAGTATTTCAAGAGGTCGTCTTGCTTCTCTGTTTTTGTCCGACCTGTTAAGGAGTACGGCCAAGCTCAGGCTGAATTTGTACGCATTCCAATGGTGTTCTGTGTTCAGGGCAGTGCCCCAATCAATCAGAACAATTATCTGCGCATCCGTCCTGACACGAAAGGATTTTATGAATACAGGCTTATTCCGCGCACTGGATCGGACATCGCAATCAACAGCATTGATGAAAATGAGATCACGGTGCTCGACTCAAGCGAAGGGATTCCTTACACAAACAATGCTTTAGGGCAAGACTTCGACACGGCCTATGGAGAGTTCAGGATTACTACTCAAGGGCGAAAGGTTGCTGTTGGAGACATCCTGCGTAACCCTGAGCTGTTTACTGATCCTGAGGATCTTGAAGCGGCACTCTCGCCAAATAATGTTCCGACATCAATCGTCAGAGCCAGTATTTCAACAAATTCAGGCAATCCATATCTGCGAAGACATGCATTTTTGACTGAATACCTTGGTTTAGCAAGGGAGAACCGCAACAATACCGTCACGGCTCAGCAGCAAGTCGTTATGTCTAATGGTCGATCTGTCACCGTCGAAATATCTGCCAGATCAACAATTGGAGAGTTCGGGACTGACTTTGGTCAAATGTACCTGGACGCAAATGACCCTGGTGCGGATAGGGATCAGGGTGAAGATGAACGCTCTATTTGGGTTGACGAGAAATTTACTGTTGTCAACTCAAATGGAGACTTTGAAAAAGGTCAAACTTTTGATATTACCAAAGAAGTTGATAACGATTTCAGCCGCGAAGCTGGTAGGCAAGAAGAGTTTGAGGGCCGCCCTGTTACGCCTTACGACTCTGTGACTTTTTCCTTCGTCATAACAGATGTTGGCACTGAATATACAGAGCAGCTGCAGCGTGGCGAGCGTGTATTTGAGGGCGCCTCACAAGTTGCAGATTGCAGCCATTACACCGAACTTACAAAATCGAACGATTCAGGTCCTGAGCATGAAGTGGTTTATGTCAATGAATACATCCACAATGAAAGCTTGGCGCAGTACAACGGCATGTCCACGATTGGATTTACCGTCAAGTCGACTGGTGAAGTCTCAGACATTAGTCAGCTGAGGCTGTGGGCAGCGACTGGAATCCCAGTTACTCGTTTGATTGAAGGCGACAATGCTCCAAGCAACTTGTTCGCTGATCTCGTTTTTTATCTGCTATCAAACAAGACTCAAGGCGTTGGCAATGTTGTGCCCAGCGAGTTGATTGATGAGGATTCGCTCAGGACTACTGCACGTTTCTTGCGTGCCAATCGTATTTTTTACGATGGCGTCCTTGAAGACAGCGAGAGCTTCCGCAGTTTCCTATATGACAATGCAGCGTTACAGCTGTGCAACTTTACGATCAAGAATGGTCGTTTTGGAATGCAGCCTGCATTGCCATTCGACTCAAGCCACAAAATCAGCTTGGAGCCAATTCAGGTCGAGCAAATTTTTACCGCAGGCAACATCATCGAAGATTCATTGCAACTGCAATACATCGATATTTCGCAGCGTTCAAATATTCAAGCGGTTGTGACTTGGCGCGTGACTGTGCAGAACGACCTCCCGTATCAGGCAACCGCATTGATGCACTGGTCAGATCTGCCAATCAATGAACGAGCAGCTACCAAGCAGGCGTTTGATCTCAGCGAGTTTTGCACAAACCGCGAACAGGCTTTGAAGACTGCAAGGTTCCTGCTAAGCACTCGTCGCAGGATTACTAAAACAGTCAGCTTTAAAACCGTGCCTGACGCTTTAGGTGTTCAGCCTGGTTCGTATATCCGGGTGATCACAGAAGCCAGCACCTACAACTCCACAGCAAATGGATCGATCACAGATGCAGGAACGCTAGTCAGCATCACCAGCATTGCTGATGGAACGTACAACGCCTTGATCTACAAGCCGAGCACGTCAGAAGTCATTGAGACTGACCTAACGATTGCAAGCAATCAAGTCAGTGACTCGACGTATCACGGTTCGTTGTTCACATTGCTTGGCGCGGACACGGACTACAGCGTTTATCAGATTGAGTCGTTGAATCTTGAAGAGGATGGCTTGGTGTCCATTAGTGCGGTCGAAGTGCCCACGGATGCGTCTGGCGTTAGCATCGTGGCTAAGGACGTTTTGACGCCGGGCAACTTTACGGTGCTTGAGTGATGGCTTTTCCGTCGTTGACGCCAACAGGCCGTCAGTTCACACCAGGGAACTTTCCCAGCAAGACCTATAACTCACAATCTGGGGCCGAGGTACGGATCCTTTATGGATCACGGCGTGTCAACGCCAAACTGAGCTTGTCCTACGCAAACGTGACTGATGCTAATGCTGAATCGTTTTTGAACGATTACAGCGACCAGCTGGGCACGTTCCGCACATTCACGTTGCCGTCAGCCGTTTTTGAGGGCTGGTCTGGAACGGCTTCAACCCTAGATGCCCCAGCAGGCACGAAATGGCGTTATGAGGCTGAGCCACAGGTGCAGGCAGTGCGTCCAGGTATTAGCAGCGTTACAGTGTCATTACGAGCGGTGGCGTAATGGCAAAGGTTTACACCGGCAGAGATGGCGTAATGCAGCTGTCTGGCACGACCCTCGCCAAGGTTGTGAGTTTTCAGCTGCAGGCAAATCTAGAAACTCTTGAAACCACTACGCTCAACGAAAATATTCGTAGTTACACCCCAGGAATTTCTGGCTATAGCGGCAGCGCAACGTTGTTGTATTACAAAGACAGCAGCAACAATATCAATACAACTGATCTGCTGAACAAGCTCTACAAGACCGGCACGACTGGCGTTAGCAGCTCCGACACCGTTGAGCTGACCTTTCGTTGGGTTGATGGAGCGGATAACAACGACATCAAGCTGACTGCCTACATCACTAGTGCAAGTATTGGTGCTGCGACTGGTGACATCGTAAGAGCAGAGGTCAGCTTCCAAGGCACTGGGGCTCTCTCTACGGTGACAATCTCATGAGTGTTTATCTAGGCACTTTTGGCGAGGTTGAACTCAAGCGTGAGTTTGATGGAAGCGACCTGCAGTCGACGATCAACCCGTCAGATGTCAACGCAACAAAAAAGCGTTTCAGCTTCGACTTTGATCATGGCCAGCTTCTCACTGGTGATCAAGTTGAAATTACCAGCACAGATGGTTCTGCCCTTGATTTTATTGATAGCTACACCAAGACGAGTGTCAAAAAATTTATCTACGTCGACGAGCTAGACGGCATTCGTCTTTATGACACTTTTGCTCATGCAGTGGTCGGAGGGACGACCAATGCAACCGCTTTGGCCACACCTGGGAATAATATTCCAATCAAGGTTGTCGTTCAGAACAGTGAATATCGAGTCCTTGGTCGGGTTCAAAGCTATGAGCTAAACACTCAACGTGAGACTGTTGATGTCACAACACTATCGGATGAGTTCAGAAACCGTATTGGTACTTTGATGTCCGGCTCTGGTCGAATGGCATGCGAGTGGGAGTACACCGGAGACACTGCTAAAGAGCTGCCCAACTACCTCCTTGAGCTTGTGCTCCGCACAAAAGTAGGCAGCACTTTCAAAGGGCGTTTTTACATCAAGACCTCTGGCTACAACCCTGCTAATCATTCAGACGCGAACAACGACGCAGTTTGGTATGAGGTGAGTGGTGTTTTGACTGCTTGCGCTGTGCAGTTCACCCCAAATCAGATGGTGCAGATCACTGCAGACTTCATCACCACAAGCAAGATCGAGATTCGCATGGACCTTGAAGTGCAAGGCAAGCTGCTTCAGGAGAACACAGACGACATTTTGTTGGAGCAGGGCACAACTGACGCGGTCTTGCTGGAATCGACCTAATCCCAGCTCTATGATGAACCCATCGTGGTTCATGCGTAGGGTTTCATGGCTGACCTTAAGATCAGTGCCCTTA